AGTGGCGAAGATCGTGGAAACGAATGTCGACGCCGATGCGGTTCCTTGCCCTGATGAATTCGGTTGTGATTGTCGAGGGGCGCACCTTGATGATGTGTTCGTTTGGCGCGCCGTGTCCGAGCATTTCGACAACGGCGTCCGGCAGGGTGACAATGTTGCGAGCGCTGTCCGAGGTTTTCGGGATCTCTTTGATCACCCATTGTTTGTGTTCGTCCAGCACCATGTCCTTGGTCACTTCCAGGATGTTTCCGTGGAGATCGCCGTATGTCAGTGCGCTGATTTCGCTCCGGCGCAGAGAGCCAAATGCAGCCAAGGCGATGCATTTTTTTACGGTGTCATTTGCTGCGATGAATAGCTCGACTACGGCCTCATCTGACGGCGCGTATCGTCGCTTTTTTACTCTTTTCGGGAGCGTGACGTGAAAATATGCGTCCGGCATATACATGCGGATTGCCGGGCGTAATAAGCCCCATATATTTGATACGGTTTTGGCTCCGACGGTCTGTGATGTTTCCGAGATAAACCGTTGGATGTCCTCGCTGCAGATCTTGCGGAGCCGGAGGTGACCGATGCTGTCATATCGGATGCGCTGCATTTCGCGGTATTCTTTGATGGTTTTCGGGGAGAGCACGCCGGTTTTCGCGGTGATATATCCCTCAATGCATTCGGCAATGGTGTAATTCCGGTCGATGCGGCGTTCCTTCTTTGCTTTGAATTGCGCGGCAAGCATCTCCGCTTCGTGCTTTGACGAGGCGGTAAAGGATTCGTAATGTCGTTTTCCGGCTCCGTCTGTGTGGGAGAAGATCTGGACGCGCCAGTTTCCTGACGGAAGCTTCTTAGCTCTTGCCATTGGTTATTTTACGTTCCAGGAGTTTCCGCAATCCTGGCAAAGCGCGACTTTCTGGTTCTTGATTTTGGTTTTGGATTGCCCCTTTGCTTTTGGCAGCACCAGATTCGACATGCCAAACGTGGTGAGAGCGGCTATGCCGCGAGCGGCGTTATAGGTGTGACCGCCGAGACCAACACTGCTCTTTTTGGTTTTTGCGCCGGTTTCCATGAATTGAATGGATACGTTTTCTGATTTGCACTTAGGACAGTTCATGATTGTTCTCCTTTCTTTTTGTGTGGGCTATGAGTAACTTTTATGATGTATCTTATAATGTCCTTCGTTTCATCCGGCAGCTCACGGAATCTAAGCAGGTTCCGTATCTCTTGCGAGGACAGCTTGATTCCGTTATTGGCAGCTCCAAGATCCACCTGCTCCAAGTCCTTGTCACAGAAGTCCGCGAAGCTCAGTCCGAAGTAGTTCGCAACACGCTTTGTACTTGGAACCGGCATGGCGGTTCTCTTACTCTCCCAGGATTGGATTGTCTGGAGGGTTACTCCAAGCGCTTCTGCAAGTTCTTTTTGCGTCATGTCTGCTTTTTTTCTGCAGTACTTGAGGTTTTTGGCTTTTGGCATCTGTCACTCCTTATAAAAATTTTTTACCGCGACAATAAAAATCTTTAGGATTGACCTATTACATTTCCTTATCTTATTCTTTTTTTACGTAATCCACACCAAGCATGGAGGTACTGATATGGACTATCGTGAAGAAATCATTAAACTCGTTACCGTCATAACGCAGGAGAACGTCTTGCAGTTTTTCTATTCCCTTCTCCGCGTCGCCACCAGCGATCTCGAGGGGTTTGAGGAATCATTGTCTTTAATCAGCGACCGATTCCCGGCTTCCGAGTAATTTGATTGTGTCTATAACATGCCGCTTTGCGTCTTGGGAAAGCGACAAGTAAGTTTCGAGCGCTTTTACCATTTCAGCGTCTTTTGTGAGTTCCATGATGATTCTTGCAGGTTTTTCCATGCCATTTAACGTCTGTTTCATTGGAACATCGAATCCCATCACCCACATTGGATTGATATTAAATGCCTTTGAAATCAGGAATGCATGGTCTTGGCTGGGTGCGTGTAAGTGGTGTTTGTAATGCGATACGGAAGCCTTTGCAATACCAACCTTATCCGCGAATGCTTGCGCTTTACCTTCACATTCTGTGTCAATGAGGAACAAGATTCTTTTTATTGATTCCAGCTCTTTTTCGTTAAGTTCTCTTTTTCGCATCTGACTTCCTCTATCCACATGATACATCAAATATATCGGATAAATCAAGAAAAAGTTTAGACGCACGAAACTTTTTCTTGACAATATGTGTTAAACGGTTTATACTTTGTCTTAGCTGAAAGGAGGTGCTTTATGGAATTTGATTACTCTAAGCTCCGGGGGCGGATTGTTGAGAAGTATGGCGATGTGCGAGCATTCGCGAAAGCGCTGGAACTCTCCGAAACATCGACGTATAACCATTTAAACAATAAGACGAGATTTAATCAGCGGAGCATCGAGAAGTGGTGCAATCTTTTGGATATCCCGATTGATGGCGCAGCTGCATATTTTTTTGTCGCAAAAGTATAGACCGTTTAACTTCGAAAGGGAAGAGCTATGTTCACCAAGGAAGAGAGCGTCATCCGTCAATACATGGTAAAAAACCAGTTCCTGCACGACGCCGAGCTATCTCGGACACTGGGTTTGGAGCGGCGCATTTTGCCAAAGCGATTCAAGAGTCCTGAGACAATGCGGTTGCACGAGTTGCGCAGCATCATCGACGAACTGCACATTTCGTATCTGGATATTCTGGCGATTGTTTTAGGAGATAAGTTCGATGAGGGGAAAGCAAAAAAAGAGATTGATTAGTGCCGTTATGGTGTGCGGCGGATTTGTGGCCTTGTCGCTTGGGGCAGTGGCAGCCGATTCCGAGGATTATGTGATTCCTGTGGCGGCGTGTGTGGTTGGTTCGATATCGATGTTGATAGGGAGTATTTGTTTTGAAGAAGATGGGAGCGAGAATTCTAACAACAACGGGGATCCTGATTTGGACGATTATTTCCGGGATTAAAACAGCGGAAGCAGGCGCGGTTTACGTCGAGCCTGTGAAGATGAGGGTGACGTGTTACACGGCACAGCCTGGGGCGATTACTGCATCCGGCAGACCGGTGATGGAAGGGACGTGTGCCGGTAAGCGTGAGTGGCTTGGGAAGGTTGCGATGGTGTATGACTCCGAGATGCGATTAATCGGCGCGTTTGAGGTGACGGACACCGGCGGTCATCCACGATTGAAGAATGGTACCAGCATCGATATTTTTCGCGATACGCTTGATCGTTGCTGGGAGTGGATTGGTGAGTATGGTGATTACTGCTATGTACAGATTATAGAAGCAGAAGGTTGATTTTCATATCGCAGCGTAGAGCAGATGGTCAGCTCGCATGTCCTATGTGCATGAGGTCGCAGGTTCAAGTCCTGCCGCTGCAAGGGCTTATCATTTACAGCCGGGAACAGACCGGCATAAGAAGATCATACCCAACCACGAGTAACGTCAATGGGTATAGGCGCGTGGTGTGGATTACCTTGTCAAGTGCGCACGGCATATTGTGTACGACGTGAACGCCCTAACTGTACAAGCAGCGCATAAAGAGCAGGCGTGACAGCCGGGAGAGACCGGCACTGCAATAAAAAAGGACGCTCCACCAAGCGTCCAAGGCAAGTAACTGTTCAATGTGTTTTGCCACTTCTATTATACGGTGGCAGGAAAGGAGTTGTCAAATGGCACAACAAGAATTTGGGAAAAAGGTTGAAAGGTATGAGGACAGCGTCTACAACTACAAGGGCGAGGGCGACATCATGGTCACCATTACGCTTGCGGAGTATCGTGAGCTTGTCGAGACGAAGGCCAAGGGGGATATGAGGTGGTCGGAAGAGTTCCACAAGCGTCTGGACGCAGAAGGCAAAGCGAAGGAGCTGCAGGAGTCGCTCGACAAGGCGAACGCGGCCGTCACATCGCTGACGTCAAAGCTTGTTGCAGGACGCGAGCCATCTGAGCCGCAGTTCTTTGATATGAAGGAGGCAGAGCATGCTGACGCGGAAGATTGATCCGTTCCAGTACTTTAGAACCGATGAAAACAGATTAAAGGAGGAAGACGATGGCAACACTGTACGAACTGACAAACGACTATATTATGCTGATGGAGATGATGGAGGATCCCGAATCGGATCCCGAAGCAATCGAAAGCTCCATGGAGAGTCTTGATTATCTGCTCGAGGAGAAAGCGGACGGATACGCAAAGGTTATGGCAGAGCTGAACGCAAAGGCGGCGGCGATTAAGGCACAGGAGGAGCGATTCTATTCCAGACGCAAGGCGATCGAGGGGAACATCACTCGCATGAAACAGAACCTGCAGAACGCGATGCAGGCAGCAGGCAAGGAGAAGTTTAAGACCGAATTGTTCAGTTTCGGAATCCAGAACAATCCCCCCAGCGTAATACTTGAAACCGAGGACGTGACAAGGATTCCGGGGAAGTACCTCATCAGACAGGAGCCGAAGATTGACAAGAAGGCAATGCTTGAGGATTTAAAGGCTGGACAGGAGCTGACCGGCATCGCTCACATGGAACAAGGAAGAAGTTTGCGTATCAGATAAGGAGGAAGAACGATGGCATTACCTGTTTTGGTTTTAGGCCGGTCTGGATCCGGCAAGACCTATGGCATTAAGAATTTTTCTCCGGATGAGGTTGGTGTGATTTCTGTCGAGAAGGGGCGGTTGCCGTTCAAGTCGGATATAAAAACGGCAAGGATTCCTCGTTTCGAGAACAGCGCGGAGATCAATACATTTGCCCAGGCGAACAAAGCGAAATATTCATGGATCATGTCGGTGATTGAGAAAAGCAAGATGAAGTCCATCGTAATTGATGATTCGCAGTACCTGTTGGTGAATGAGTTTTTTGATCGCACTTACGAGAAGGGATATGACAAGTTTACGGAGATTGCGAAGAACTTCCGCGACTTGATTCACGACATCAATGATCTGGATGACGAAGAGAAGATTGTGTACTTCCTGCACCACTCCGAGCTGGACACGGATGGGCGCGAGAAGGTCAAGACCATCGGCAAGATGCTCGACGAAAAGCTGACCGTTGAAGGGTGTTTTGACATCGTGCTGTTCTGTCAGGATCACAAATTTTTCACACAGGCCAATGGGCAGTCGGTTGCCAAGACGCCGGAGGGATTGCTGGAGCTGGAAATCCCGAACGACTTGAAGGCGGTCGATGTTGCCATTAGGGAATACTACGGCTTAGGGAAAGGAGCAACCAATGATTAAACAATTCAATGACTACGACAAGGTGCAAGGGTATTCTGAGGGCGCAGCGCTCCCCAAGGGCGGTTATGTCCTGAAGATTCTGGGCGTTGAAACCTGCACGAACTCCCAGGGGCAGTATCTCAAAATCGGATGCGATATTGCTGAGGGCGAGTTCGAGGGGTACTTTGCTGAAAACTACAAGGCACAGCAAGGCGAAGACAAAAAGTGGCGCTGCAATTATCTGTTGTCTATTCCCAAGGACGATGGATCCGAGCGCGACGGCTGGACAAAGCGGTCGTTCAAAACGTTTGTCGAGGCGCTTGAGGATTCAAACGAGGGCTACCATTTTGACTGGGATGAGACCAAGTTTAAAGGCAAGCTGATTGGCGGCTTGTTTAACGAGCGCGAGTATATGAAGAACAACGGTGAAGTCGGAAGAGCAACGAATCTGGCGCGTGTTACGACCGTGGAAAAAATCCGCAACGGTTCGTATAAGCTCCCGGATGACAAGCTTCTGGAAGGATCAGCTGTGCGTACCGGTAATGTGACGGCAGACGGTTTTATGAACATCCCGGACACGACCGCTGACGAGCTGCCGTTTTAAGTTTGGATGCCTATGAGCAGAAGATTGCGCTGGAATCGTTTGTGATCTTGCGCGACACAAGGGAACAGGATACACCGAGGGCGCGTGCGCGTTATGCGTCGTTCGGTGTGCCTTGTGACCGGGCGACGCTCTCGTAT